TTCCTCAACCTGTCCCGCCTGGCCCCGGCCATTGACGAACAGGTTAAGCGCTTTGCGGACGTTGCGGGCTGCGGCCATGTTAGATAATCTCGTTCACGTAATCGTTGACCAGGTGCATGCGGAACGTCAGGTGTTCCGCCGGGTACACCGGGGTGAAATCGAAATCCCAGAACACTTGGCCGTTGGCGATGCTCTCGGCCGTGTTCAGGTCCGGATCGAACCAGCAGTCGCCGCCGAGAATCGCGCCCTGCGCCTTCAGCTGGCGCAGCTTCGCGGCCACGCCCTCGCGCACGTCCTCTACGTAATTCTTGGTGATGCCACGATCCACTGCCCACAGGTGCGCGTCCTGCAACGTGTCGGCGATGATGTCGGCGGTGCGGACCACGCACAGGAACTGCCACTTCGGATCAGCCGAAAGCGTGCGATTGCCCCACAGCCGGAAACCGTTCTGGCGGATGATCGTCGCGACGTTCGCTTCGTTCAGCAGGTTCGCGCGGCTGTTGTAGTCGCCCATCGCGAAATCCACGGCGCGTTCGGTGCCGATGATCCCGCTGATTTCCTGATTCGACGGCGACCACCACCAGCCGCGTTCGTTGTCCGATTTCGCGATCAGGCCAGCGACGGCAGCGGACGACCAGGCGGCACCGCCTTCCTTCAGGCTGCGCGGGTCAACCAGGAACACGCGCTTGGAACCGAAGTCGCCAGCGTACGCGATGGCCGCTTCGTCGTTCGTGCTGGGGCCGTCTGCCATGATCGTCGCGCGCAGACGGTCGGCGATGCCGACCAGTTCGGCGACGACGCTGTTCGCGGTGTCACCGAACGCGGCGGTGGCGACTGCCTCGGTTTCGGCGGTGCCGCCAGTGAACACGACGGTCGGCGCACTTGTGTAACCGCTGCCGGGGTTCGTGATGTTGACAGCGACAACCTTGCCGGCGTTCGCGCCAGTGCCGAGAACCGCAGTCGCGGCAGCGCCGGTACCGCCGCCGCCAGTGAACGACACGGCAGGCGCAGCGTCATAGCCGACGCCCTGGTTCGAAACGGTAACGCCAGTCAGGCCGCCGGACGTGCGGGTGTGCGTGAACCCTGGCGCCAGCAGAATGCGCGGCTTGAAACCGGTAATGGACTGCGCGGCCAGCAGCGCGTGCACGCCCTGGTACTGGCCGGTGTTCGCGTCGACGCCGCCGATCACGTTCGCGAGCGTTTCGGCGTCGCTTTCGCCTTCCTCGACACGTACGACGATCACGGCTGCGCCGGTCTGATCGAAGATGCTGTCCAGCGCGTCGGGCAGGGTGCCATCGCTGGCACCGGCCTCGGCCAGCAGCTTCGCGGCCTTCGCGCGGGACGCGGCGACCATGACGGGGGTGTTCAGCGGGAACACGGTAGCGTCAGCGCGCGGCGCGGTGCCGACGATGCCGATAACGCTGGAACTGGCGGTCTGGATCGGACGCGCGCCGTCGTCGATGTTCAGGACTTCGACGCCGTGCAGGAACTGGTCGGCCATGTGAAGGGGTCCGGTGGATGGTACGATTCAGCGTGGATGATGGCCGCCGGGCGGCGGCCATTCCACTTGCGGAATTTCCGGTTAGGTCTTGATGATGTAGTTCACCACCAGCGTCGGCTGAACGTTGGGGTGCGCGTTGCCGCTGCCTGCGTCCTGGATCGTGATGCCGGTGGTGTTTGCGATGTTCGTGACGGAATGGCTTGCGTTGTCCGCAGAGCCGCCATACGGGAAGGCAAACCCGCCAGCGGAGGCGCCAAGCCGGAACGACCCTGCGTGTGTGTGCCCAGGGTCCGTGACTCCGTGGCTGTGCGCCGGAATCTGCGCCATCGTCAGCGTGTGCGTTTCGCCGCCACCCGTTGCACCGAGCGCCGCGCCGTTGACGCCGCCGCCGGCAGTCGTCAGGCGGTTCGCCGCAACGCCGCCCATGTTGTCAACGCCAGCCAGTACACGGCCGCGTCCATCAGGAACGCGAAACTGCGTTTCAGTCTCGCCACCCGTGTTGAACGTGGTTCCGATGGCGGAAAATAGTGCGGGATATTCGGCTCTGTCCTTTATTGAGCCATCGCAGAGTAGAAAACCAGTGGGCGGGGTAGTACCAGCAAACGGAAGAACAATTCCAGCGAGATTCAAAACCAGGTCAAGAACCTTGTTCATACACTCCTTTGTGTATTACTCCGTGGTGCGGGGATTACTTCTGCTGCAACTCCATTTCAAAAAACGACGACACTACTGTTTCGCGTGTTAGCTTTGCGAGTCGGACGAAACTTGGAACGTGGCGCTCAACGTCGACACGACAACGCCGTCCGACTTGCGGCGAACCTGAATCGACATGTTGCCGGTCAGGTACGCGGCGCCTGCGTTCGACGGCGAATTGCAAGTGAAATTCAGGAAGTTGTTTGCATCATCGGCCGATGACTGCCAGCCGGTGTCGAACGCTGCGGAATTGCCGGGAGCAGCCGCAGCGGTGAAATTCACGCCACCCTTGCCGGTCAGCGTTCCCGACGCCGGTCCCGCGTTCCGTTCGCCATTGATGTTTCCTGAAATACGGAAATCGTACGGCGACGAATTCGCACCGTAGGGATAAGTGCCGCTGCCGGATTCCAGCGACGTGCCGTTCGCGTTGACGACGACGTTCCCGTTCGTTCGAACGGCGATGGTCAGCGTCGCGGTGCGCGCCAGTCCCGACGCACTGATCGACTGCGCCAGCAGCGCAGACGGGAAGTAAACCGCAGTCCCAGCCGCCGCCCACAGGTTCGACACGTCGACGCCTGCGTTGGTCTGATACCCGACGTTCGGCCCCTTCGATCCGAACGCGATAGGCGCGTACCGCTCGCGCAGGTCAACGCCGTCGCTGGTCTGGAAACCTGTGGCCGCCGGCTTCGTGCCCTTAACATACGGGTCGAACAGGTCGTCGAAATCGACGTTCGCGCTGTTGCGGAATCCCGTCGTCATTTCGATTCCAGTTCGCGGATGCGCGCTTCCAGTTCATGCACGGATGCGACCAGCGCGGCGACGATGGGCGCGTAATCGATGCCTGGGATTTCCGACTCGCTGTCGACAGCGGCAGGGATCACGGGCGCTGTTTCTTCGGCCACCAGGCCGCCGCGCACTTCGTCGGAATCCAGCGGGTTCCACAGCACCGGCCGCAGCTGCAACACTTCCGCCAGTCCGTACGGCATCGGCTGAATGTTCCGCTTGACCTTGCGCGAGGAAGTCGGACGGAACACGGGTGCGCGCGCTACGCCAGTGAAAACGGGGTTCGCAATCGGAGCCTTAGCGTCCAGCGACGCCTGCAAATTCGACACGTCGGAAATCGCGTGCAAGTGCGCGGACGGCGTGAACGTCGACGGCTTGCCGGTGACTTCGGTCCAGGTCGGCCAGCGCGTGGCGAACGCCGGCTTGTTGTCGATGGTCGACCAGTCCTGATTGTGTGCGCTCGGCGGGAACGTCGACGGCTTTCCGCCGACTTCCGCCCACGTCGACCACCGGCTGGCGTACGCCGGCACTCCCTGAAGCTGCGACCACTGGATCGATGCGGTGGTAACATAATTAGGAATGCCAAGGTTCGAACGCGCCGCAGCCTTGTCAGGAACGTCCGCCAGGTTCTGCGCTCGCAGCAGAACGTCGGTTTTTCCGACTTCCTCGTTCTGAACGACGGTGGCTTTCGTCCCAGCTGGATACGACGTGGACAACGTTATTTGCGTCGGGCCGGTTTGACTGAACTCATCCGCGCGAAGGCGATTGCCTTCGATATAAACGGCCACGCCTTCAGCGGACAGCGCCGCAAGGTCGATGATCGTCTGCGCAGCGGCAAGCGTCTGCGTTTCCTCAATCGAATACACGATCACAGTGAATCCGGCGGCCGGATCGATCCACTCGGTATCGCCGTCTGCGTTCGAATTCTTCGCCAGAAGCTGCCCCGTCAGGCCGCCAGGGATCACGGTCGCTGCGCTGACGTTGTTGACAACCCAACTGTGCGTCGCGACTGCGACGTTCGGGTCGACGACGACGGTAACAACGTCGGCGTTCGTGACGACAAACATCATCCGCACAACGGTGTCGCTGAACGCGCCTTCGACGGTGGTCGGCTTGTATGAATCCGGAACGTTCGCGACAGCGAACAGCCCGCCCTGGTCATCGTACAGACCGACTTCGCGGATCGTGAACCCGCCGACATCGACCGGGATAATCAATTCAGCGGTGAACCGCGTCGGGTCTGCGGGATCGGTGAAAACGCGGTTCACGCCAGCGCGGTACCGCTGGCGCGCAAGCGTCGTCTGATCCGGGTCGGGCTCGACAGGGTTGCCGTTGCCGTCGCCGACCGCCATTTGCACCAGCGCTATCGGCGTGCCGCTCGACTGCGCGTCAGCGATGCGCTGCATGCCATAGTTCGTGTGGATCGTGCGGAATGCCATGTGTCAGTAATCCGGCGTTAGATGGAACCGATGTTCCGAACCGACACGGTGAACGTGCGCGATGCGGCGTTCTTGTTCTTCAGCAGAATGTTTCCGCTAGTCGCGTCATAGAATACCGCAGCCTCCGTTCCGGTGTCCGTAGGTTCGAACACGTTGTTCAGGTCTTGCAACTCCGTCACCTGGCCGGTGCCGCGCGACAGGAAAGACCCGAATCGCCCGTTATTCGTCTGCACGACTTCGATAACTGCGTAATTCGCCAGCGCGCCGACCGCCGGCATGATAACCATCGACTCGCCGGTCGCAAGCGTGTGCTGTCGCTGCGCAGCTGCGCCGGCGTATGCGTCCCCGATCGAAGAAAAATCGCCGAGCGTGTTTCCGTACATGATGTTGCTGGCGGGGTTGAATGAAAGCCTTTCAAC